CTTAACTCCTAAAGATGCGTTCTTTACAATCGCCCCATCTAAAAAAATCTCATTTCCCAATCTTCCAATTTGCTTTTGTAGCATTGTTTGAAGTTGAGTAAGTTCACGTGCCTGAACAGCATATCCTGGTCGGAACAATACTCGATGGAAGTTTTTATCCTCGTCGAAATCGTCGTAATATGGACTTTGATTAAGATTAGTTTCAATATCTGACATTTGATATACCTTTAAAAATCTAAAATGATTTTAATATCTTCAATTTGATCTGGGTCTCTAAGTGTTGGTTGAATATTTTCCACATAAAGTATTTCACCAGAATAAGTGTTCGCTTCTGGTCCTTGAACATCAAGAACCGTGCCTATTTCTGTTTCACTTGTGCTCTTCAAAATTGTATCATTATCTTGAAAAGCGGGATAGTTTGCATAACTTTCAACATTATTTATGTATACTGAATAAATCGAATTATCAGATTCATCCTCAGCATCACGAATATATGTTATGGTTGCATTCGCTGCTCTAAGTGCATTTACAAGAGCATTATTTTCTCTCTCAACTGATCCAAGTTCAGTTATAAATTCTAATGTTCCATTTTTTGCTCTGTCGAGAACACGCTTGTTTGTTAACACATCATTAACTGCCAATGGATTAATTGGTGTACTACCATCCATTTGATCGTATGAGAATTTCATTTTAGTAGAAGTTCTCAAGTACAACGGTGAGTTAGAAGTGTTTGCTACAACTTCCGTTGCAATAACAACATTATTAGAATTGACTTTCAGCATAGGATCTTTCATAATGCTGATAATTCTAAACTCTGTATTTGAAGGAGTATATCCTGCACCTGTTACAGAAGTTCCCATGTTGTTGTCTAACTGAACATTCAACATAATTTTGTCTGCTGCCAGTTCTCTAATTGGATCACTTCCGTGTCCACCAATAGTAGAGATAATAACATTAGCAGTTGCGCCTGAACCATGTACTGCGTTAGAACTGATTAATCCGATAGCAGTAGTATATTTACTTCCTCTGTTAACCATTGTTATTGCTTCAACTGAATTAATTTGTGTATTAACAGTACAGTAACCCTTTGCGCCTGCTCCGTCACCAATAATAGTAAGTGTCGGAGAAACGACTACACGAGAGTCAGTATTGCAAACAGTTGAAAAGGCAGTATTAACAGTTAGTGTTCTCGAAGGTCCATCATAATCTATAACCCTACGCAACTGCCCTGCTCCAGTTCCATCAGAAATATAAATTGAAGAACCATTGTAAAAGTTATCGATAGCAGAAGCACCTGTTGCAGTACCACTAGAAAGTCTTAGTGTAAATTTACCACCAGCAGTTACTGCACCGTTCGCAACATATGGATAACCTGATCCGACAGTTACAGTTTCAACAACCTCAATCGCTCCATTTACTGCAGCGTTTTGAACTGCAAGTTGACGATCTTCTTCCGTAGAACCATCGCTACTAGAAAGAGTCTTAACGGGCATATATGAAGTTGTTAAGAATTTGTTTGCATCACCTAGATCGATGGTATACATATATTTCCATCGATATCCATCAGAAGTAGAAAATGCTACAGTAGAAAACCCAGTTGGTTTAATCGTAGAAGTAGCACCTTTGTTGTTATACAAACAAACATACACATTATTGTCTTCGGTTAGAACATACCACTGTCTTTCATACATATCGGTATCTGTGTCACGGTACATCGAATACACAGTTCCTGAAGTCCAGTCGTGTCGATCTGTAACATGACTGATATCTGACGCTCTAACTTTTTTCGCACCAAACATATTGCGGTGTGTTTGATATCTAAGATATTGATCGTTATCTTCAGGTATAGATGGATTTGGTTCAGCTGGCCAATCTTCCGTTCTACCTACTCCAACATAGAGTATGATAGAGTTTTTTGTATTTCTGCCGTCTTCATCTGAGGCAGTGCCTGCTACCATTGTAGCATTACGCACGAATGCCTTTGCATTAGTTATAGATAATTCTTTAGTTGCGTATCTGTAAGATGCCATTAGCTTACCTGATAATAAATATTTGCACTACTGCTTGTGCTAGTATAATATATGTTAGCAGAAGAAATGCTAGTATTAGACCAAGCGATAGTTGTGTTTGCAAAAGTAGTGTTCGATACCTTATTTAGTCGTAAAGTATAGAAGGATCTTGGTGAATATTCAACAATTATTTCACCGCTGTTAGCGTAGTTGCCAGTTAAAGATGTTCCAGTACCAATAATGTTTCTACTGTTCTGCGTAATCGAAATTGTTCCGTTTGCCTTGAGTCTTTTCTTGCTTCCAACTGCAGTTACAACATCAAGATACACATTAGATTGCAATGAGAATTTACCAAATAATGCCTGTCCTGATGGGTGCGCTAACTCAAGAGCAATGTCACGATATCGTTGCAAAGCAATCGGGGAAATAATTTCATATGAGTATTCTTGATAGTATCTTCCGTCTTGAAGAATACCACGTGTACTAGAAATATGACTTCTTGAAGAAGCATAGTATCCTTCTGAGTTTGCTGCACCCCTTAATAACAATGCACCTTGTGCTGCAAATGCTAAGTTTCTTCCACTAGAAGCAAGTGTAATTGGTTCGTCATCTTTATAAGAGAATCCAGAATCTAAAACACGCAACCCAGTAATAGAACCATTAGCACCAATAGAATTTGTAATTATTGCATTATTTCCTAAAATTCCATCTGTTCTGATACTTACAACGGTTGCAGTTCCATCGTTAGTTTTAGTTCTTGTATCTGGTGAAGGAGTTCCTTGAATATATGAACCTAAGTATGTCTCAAGATTTATAGATGCGTTATTAGCAAACGCAGTAAAGTTTGCTTGTCTAACATCCTGCCAAACTCTTATAGAAGTCTCGTATGTTCCATTAGAATATTGAGTTGCAGCGATTGGGGTTCCTGTGTTTGCAGAAGCAATAACATATCCAGAAGCACCTGTTGAAGTTTGTACTAATCTATCTGCAGCACTTAAAGTTGTGAAGAATGAGTTTCCTGTTCCCCAGTTTTGATCATCACTTTGCAGCGTTATGTAATAATCTCTAATCTCAAGGTTAGTTACATCAGGGTCAAACACTCTAACTGTTGGAGTTGTACTATATCCTGTTCCACCATTAACACTAGAAAGAGAAATTACACTGCCAACTGAAGTTGTAGCAAAAACAAGACTATCAACTAATCTAGTGTGAACATCTTCAGTTTCCACATTTGATGTTCTATTTTTAGAAGTTCCAACTACTGTTACAGAACCAACCTTGCGTATATTTTCGTTATTAGCAAACTCTCTAATTGGACCACTAGAAAATTGAGTTGATAAATTTGACGTTGCATTAGCACTTAATCTAACATAAGTATTTGATGCGGCAGAAGCAATAACTTCGGTCACAGTTCCAAATGCATTAGAAGATGCGCCAACTAACTCATCACCCAAAGAAATAGTATAGGTGTTTGCAATATTTAAAACATGATTCCCAAAAGTATTTGCTGTAAATGATGTTACACTTCCTACATTTGCACCACCATTAGAACCTAAATGTAGTGGTTCGCTTGCACTAAACTTTTTGTATGCGCTAACTTTAAAATATGAATCGCCTGCTGATGCACTTACAATTGAAGTAACAACAGCATTTGCTAATGAGGTGTTTCCAAAAAGATCGTCTCCAACTGATATTTCTGCAGTGTTAGCGACACGCAATATTGCTCCAGCATATTCATGGTAGTCTTGAAATGCAACCGCTGCAGTTGTTTCTGGAAATCCATATCTTGGTGCGCAAATGATAGTGTTGGCGAATGTTTCCATTCTTCGCAACTTACCATCAACGTTTGCTATTCTTGGAGCATTTGTTGCAAATAAAGTTCTATCTCCAATAATATTATCGTTTAATCTTAAAAAGACTGGAAAGGTGTTATCAATATCATCTGGTTCTATTGTAAATGATGCTCCAGTTCCATCTCCGCCAGCAATAACGACGTCAGAACCAGGATCTACTGTCGAAGCACGATAACCCGAACCACCATCAGATATGCTAAAAGTTAATACACCGTTCAAATCAACTGTGTCAGTGACAATAACTTTACCAAATTCTCCAATGTCGTTAGAGACAATTGATACGACATCTCCCTTTGCGTATTGTCCGCCACCAGAAGAAAGTATTATTTTATTAATACCAGCTTCTATAATTGGAACATGCCCTGTTCCATCAGTATCAGTTTCTAATTTAATCGGTTCTAGATTATAAAACGAACCAACGATATTAGACAGAAGAATCTGCATAATATCTTTACCACGAATTGTTCTGCGAATTACATCTTCAACGATAGCAGTTGCGCCAGATTCAACACCAACAATTGTTTTATCAATTAAAGCATACGTTGCATCATCATATTTTGATACGAGGTAACGATCTATTCTCCAGTCGCCATCAGAAACTTTTAAGATTTGATCAGCAGGTAGATTGAGTGCAATGTCCTCGCCATATACTGCACGAAATAAAAGTTTATATGCTTCAAATGTTCCGCGTGATTGGTTAAAGTATTTTGCATACTTAACTGCCAACTTTTTATCAGCAGACATTTCTCTCGGAACATTAGGAAGAAATGTATTTGTAAAATAATCTATAAAGGTGTCGGTGGTTGTGCTAATGTCTCGATAAGATTCTAGATTCTGAATAGCATCGGTCATCTGACCTGTAGTTTCCATCCACGCATAATATGCCTCCATAAACTGGAGGAAATTTGCGCCATCTTCTTTATAGAAATCAGGAAACTGATTTTTAACCAGTTTTGAAATCTTATCTGTAACAGCCATTACTCGTACTCACCCACTGTGGTTATTTCTGCGTCTGCAGCATTCATTAACAGTATTTGATTTCTCACTGGTATCACATCTAATTTTTCTGGAGTTACATTAAATTTGAGTTGATCGTCAACATATGCTGTTGGCGCAAAATCATTTAAAATAACCTTACCAGTTGTATAATCTATAGTTCCTGCATTTGCTTTTACAACAACCTTTGTACCTGAACTATATCGAAATATTCTAATCAATCCAGATCCGTTGTCGTCGAAGAAACAGTTAAATCCTCCAAAAGAAAACTGTGAAGAAGAAACTGTTGAAACTGTAATTGGATTATTAAACAAAATTGTTATACTTTGAGCGACGTTTACCAAAGGTACTATTTTTCTTTGCATAACAATAGATGCATCAGTATTCAATATATTTCCAGTCGTAATATTATCTAAAGATCTAACGAATCTAGAAAACCTAAATCTCTTATCAAATTTTTCAAGATTGTTAGATGAGAAATTTGTAATAGCAGTAGATATTGCTGCTTCTACTTGGGCACGTGTTGCTGTTGTAGTTGTAGCATTATAATAACTTGTGATAGTTGGTATCAAATATGTATAGGTTGGATCAATAATAACTGTATCAATACCCAAAGGAGTTCTATCAGCAATTGATGCTTTCAACTTTGCCTTTCTGTTTATTGTAGAAAACAATGATGAAACTGGTTTAATTGCAACATAAACTTTACCATAAACTGCAGGATCTGCTTTCTCGCCTCCATAGGCAATTACCGATGATATATCAGAGTTTTCTCCGATGATAATTCGTTCGTAGTCGTTTTCAATAATTGCACGGTTTTGTGTTTGAAAGTTTCTTGGTGCATTAAACTTAATAGAATCAACAGATTCTTGATTTTTACCACCAGAAGAAATACGATTGGTTGTTACAGATGAAGAAGTATAGGACACATCTAAATTTAAATTATCTATGGTAAATGTGCTTGCGCCATCGGTATCCGCAGCATTACAAACCAAATATTCAATTATAACTATGTTTCCATTTTTAACTGGTTTGCCTAAAGTTCCTGGACTAAAAACAATTTCGTATTTTTGATCTGCTGATTCTTCAAGGAAATAAACAGCAGAAGTGGCACCAATTTGATTTGTATTAGTTGCCCTTGTATATTCAGTAGTAGTTGTGTCTGCTGCAGATTCTTGCACTGTAACTTTAATGCTTGACGTGTCAACATTAGCATTTGGTAGAATATATCTTTCAGGAGTAACGTTACTTACAGTGAATCGGTGAGTAAGTGGTGTGCCTTCTTTGATAATAACTGATGTTTGCCAGTTTCCACCTGATTTATATACTGTTTTTGCCTCAGGAACAATGTAGGTGTAACTTACATCATCAACTGTTGTCGTGAAACTTGCATTTCTTGGGATGGTAAATTGAGAAACATTATTGGCAATTCCAGTAAATGTCAGTGCTACATTTTCTTGTGATCCAATTGCTGAAGTTGGTGTATACCCAAGTTCTTTAGCACGTGATACAACCGAGTCTCTTTGCTGAGCAGTATCTAAGAACATCTCATTCGCAAGCATATTTAAATAGAATGCATTATAATGAGTATTATATGCAAGAACATCTAAGAGCGTCGCTAATGCGGAACCCTCAAAGTTGTAATCTTGAAATTGATCTTGTGTGCTTAGATACGTTTTTAGATTTGTTCGTATTTGATCAAAATCTACTTCAGTTACCTTCAGATATGTATTTGCGGTAGCCATTACCTTACTCTTTCTAGAATAATGCTTAAATTAATCGGTTGGTTTGGTCTGTTCTTTATTCGGAAGATAATAGTCGCTTCTAAACGATTACGATCTTGATCTTCTTTTATGTTTACTGTTTGCAAATTCACACGTGGCTCGTAGTTTCTTATAACCTCACTAATCGCATTTTCCATCATTTGTTTGGTTGCAGGTGTGAATAACTCAAACAACAAATATCTTATTGAGCAACCAATATTAGGTTTGAATGGTCTTTCAAAAAAATTTGTTAAAACCAAAGACTTTACTGACTGTTTGATTGCTTCATCATCGGTTTTGCGCTGCAGATTTCCAGTAATTGGATGTGCGTTAAATCCCAGTGCAATATCGCTGAAGAAATTTGCCTTTGGTTCTGCCATTTATCTACCCGTTTTTTAAATTTTGTATTTCTGCTCTACGCTCTTTACAAAGTTTTGCTATCTCAGCAAGTGCTTTTCGAGCACGTGTTCCTGCCGATTTATTACCATTAGCAAACTTCTCGCTTTCAAAAGTATACGTTTCAAATAAATTTACTATAGAATCATGAATATTCATAAAAAATCCTTGACTTCAATTCGCCTTCGCGTTATAATAAGGATGTCCCCTTTAAAGAGAGAACAGTTAGTTTAGTCTATTTATACTACCCACCAGCAAAAACATTTGCACTTCCTGCAGCAACTGAGGTGCAACTACTAATTGCATCACCAATACGACCACAACCTTTACCATTCACAAATACAGTAGTTGATCCTACAGCAATTGGTGCAGCATGAACAGGACAAGGTGCTCCAGGTAATAAGTGTCTTGTGTTTACATCACCTTGTCTACTTATTTGTATACCATTACAAAAGACATTTGGACTGTGAGCATCTCTTACCATATCAGAACAATGCGGAACGTCAGCATCACCTTTTCTTGTTACTGATGGCATTATTTCTTCTCTCTTTTCATTAGTTCTTTTAATTTATCATTAAATGTTTCAATTAATGCATGATCTTCTTCTGTGTGTGGTGGTTCAGGCCAATATGGTTTAAAACTAATTAAATTATCAAAAATTACTGGTATATCATTGTAATCATCATATTCAATTACATTACCGCCATTCAGTATTTTAAACTTACCTTTCATTAGTTCAGATCAATTCTTAGTGCATCGACATCATAATTTTTGGTTACATTTAATATAGAGTATCCACCAACAACTTCTGTTACATTATCTGAAACATTTACGGTTCTAGAACCAGTAACTACGGTTGCATGTATGCTTCCTTGATCTTGAGCATATGATTCTACAACATTACCTTTTACAACCTCTGTTTTATTTCCATCAACCTGTATATCCCAGTTGCCTTTAATGTAAGTAGTGCAGTTTTGATCAATCGTTAGATTGCAGTTGCCCTTTATATTTACATCATTGCCTTTAGCAACAATCGTATAGTTTTCTCCAACCACACGAGTCACTTTAGTTCCATCAGGTTGAACCTCATAGAATGTACCACTCTTATGATACTCGTGTATACGCTCGTTGCCTGAAGTATCATCAAACTCTTTGATGTGTCCTGACTCAGTTTCCCTTACATGATTGTAGGGATACGTTGCGTTGTATGCTGAAACAGGTTCATTCCAAACACCACCACCATTTGCTATGGTGACATTTGTTGTTCTTCCACTTTCTTTACTAGCAAGCACATCATGAGGTTTATCACTATCGTTTCTTGATAGACGGTTTACATCAGGTTCATCAATCACCTGTGGATACTTTCCGTTGGGATCGTAGAATCCTTCCTGAGTATTTGCCAACTCGGAAGGAATAGTAGCAAGTGTTCCCATAACAACAGGTTCTTGCGCACGATCACCATCTAAAAAGAATCCTATAACCCAAGCACCTTCAACTAATCCTGTCGGTGATGTTCCGATGTTGTTAGTTTGTGCTGAGTTAATGCTATTCATCGGCATCGCCCAAGGAAGTTTATCCGTTGGGATTTGTCCCTTGTCTTCAGTATGCCAACCAAAGCATCGTACACGCAATCGTCCAAGTTTTACAGGATCATTTCTATCCTCTATAACTCCAACAAACCACGTGAAACCTTTTCTACCAATAAACTCACGCATATTTACTCAGCGTCATCCTCTGGGATTTGATTTTCTGGTTCTACAACCTCTTGCAAAAACGCAGGTCTAATAGTAGATTCTGTTACCGTAGCAGTTCTGCGTGTTCGCTTTGGTGTTGGTGCTTCGTTAGTTACGATTTCTGCAAGCATTTGTTTTGCTCTTTTTGAATCTGGTAATGGCATTTCTTTCTCCTTTAGTCTTCTTTTATACCATCTCTGGTACATTCTATTACAGTTACATAATCAACACCTGTTTTCGCCCCAGTAAGTTTTTGGCGAACTTTAGTGATTAAATATTTTCCACTGAGATATTTATCGTACTCATCTAACCTTACTTCATCACCAATTGTACGATAAAACATCAGTTCGATCATCTGACCAATAATTATTGTATCACTCCCTGGAACTATTACTTCCATTACAACATTAAATATAGATCTTTTGTAACTATCAGTAATTGGTTTGGTTTGATCTGTTCTTTTTGGTAGATGATTTTCTACGGACAACAACTTATCAGATTCATGACCTTTTCTACTAGTTCCTAAAGAAATTACAGGCGATCCATCTGATCCACCTAAAATTTTATTTTGAATAAACTTAAACTTGTCAGAATACTTATCATAGTCAAATGTTGAAATGTTTGCTTTTCTTCGATGAATATCAATATCTATTGATTTACTTTTATACATCCCAGAGTTTGTATTTTGTAATATATTATTTTGTTTGACTACATTATACGATATAATTTTAAATGTGTCATCAAAGTTTTGCGCAGAGTCATTCTGTCTATCGTTAATTGCATCTCTTTCTAGTGCATCAGTTTTTGTGGGCAAATGATGATAAGTTGCAGCGATAGGTTGTGATATTAAATTAGAAATATTTCTAAAATTAAATCCATTTGCGTCTTCATAGAAAGTATAAAATGGTATATGGTCGTTAGAGTCTGATTCACTAGATAAGAAATCTATTGCATCATCTATCACCATATTTGGTATGACATATTGAAACTGCCCACTTGTCTCATCAAATATACCTTCTTTTGTTTTAGTATAATTTGTTATTTTAGAAAGTTCTCTATAGAAAGTTTTAGCAGAATCATTATAGATAAATTCAGAATTTATTTTTTGCACCATGTCTTTGATAGATGACGGTCCATATGATCGACTAATCTTTTCTGGAATCGTCTGATATCTTTCAAAACTAATACAATTCATAATATATGCTTCTTTAAATTCAGATATCCTTTGCTTATCTGTAATTTCATAGACAAAGAAAACATGACGAATAAATTCTGGTTGTGGTGAAGCTTCTGGACCAACTTTATTTCTAAATGATATTTCTACTATCTCTGTGCCAGAACATCCCTGCGCAAAAAGGTTGAAAGAGTCATTCATCACAAAATCTGCTTCGATATAGTGATTAAATAAGTCTTGGTATATGTTGGTTTCAGCAACAAGTTCTGATATATCAATAACCTGTTGATTAGAAAGTATCAGTGTTGCAGATTCTACCTCAACATCCCCAGCATGTCTATATCCATCAGATGCCATCTTTTAAAATACCTTGAACCTGTTTTCGCACTTCTGAGACATATCTTGGTTTTAATATTTTTATTTCTGCTTTCTTATCATTTAGTTCTTCTTCATAGTCATACTTTGATATTGATTCTCTCACAGATTCACCTAATGTATTGTATGTTGTTAAATCTATGGTGACTGTTCTTTTTCCAATAATAGTTCCATCAAACTTAACTGATTTTTCAGTTAACACCTTGCGATACTCATGAACAGTGCCTTGTGCGTTTGGTATGCTACCATATTTACCTATGATGTAATCGTCAAACTCTTTGTTGAATAGTGGCCATCCAAATATTGGATCGTCAATCTCGTTGAACAATAAAACTAACCAAGCGTAACTAGGATCATCATAAAACTTATCTGCTACGATGTCAGGTCTTTCGCCTGCTCGTACAGAGTATTCATGATAGGCACGTGTATCTGTAAACAAAGAACTTTTTACTTTGAACCTTCTAATAATATTAGTAAGATTAACCGTCTGACCAATATTAGTTAGGTCATGTTCAGTAGTGGGAAAATATGAAAAATAATTACTCATTGATTAATCTCCTATAATAAGAATGAGCGCGCAACTTCCGTTGCTACATCTTGTCGACGTTCTTGCTCTATCTCTTCTGGTGTCTGAATTAATCTTCCATTAAATTTCATCGGTTCTGGTTCTACTTGTTTCTCAGGATCTCTTTCCACTTCATAGTCTTCAGCATAATCACGTTTTGTAAATATCTTAGTCTCTTGAAATGACATTGAAATATCAATAGAAACTGGACCACCGACATCTTCAAAAAACAATGGCATACCTTCTCCATTATAATTAACAGTCATATCTGTCATTACGCAATCTTTAAGATTAAATAACCAATCTTTTCTATTTTGTGAAAACTCTATTCTAAACTCATCTGGATATTTAAATGCAAAGTTTCCAGCAAAATAATCTGGATGCATGTGGTAGTTTAGTTTTTTTATTATGTCACGCAGTTGATTAGATTCTTGTTGATTTCTAGCAACAAATTTATATTGGAATGCAAATGTTCTTAATCCAACTCCCTTAAACAAAACAGCAAGATGTGGATTTACCGCAAGTCCTGCTTTTAGTCCTAATGATTCAACTACTGTTGCACCAGCTGTAGCACCAGCAAGACCACCAATTGCCAATCCATCAAGTTTTAATTTCTTACCTATTTTTGAAGCAGCAAAAGACGCTACTGCTACTGCACCAATTGCTAATCCTGTTTGTGTGCCATCCCCCGTATCTAAACCCTTACCATCAAATACATCAGAAGCACCATTCATAAGAGCAGAACTAACATCATCTAATGCTCCTGTGGTGTTAAGTCGTCCTGCGCCCAATGCGCCTAGAATCCCAAGACCCTTGTTTTCGTAATCCGTTTTAGAAGCAACTGATAGATTTGCAGGGATTGGAAAAATGAAAACACGACCAACTGATTTGCCTTCTTGAACCTCAAACTTATCGTCACGAGATTTTTCCAACACTTGAAGCATCATGTAGTTTTGATTGGTGACTTCTTGGGGGAAAAAGTAATAGAAAGATCCATCTCCTATTCTACCTTCTCGCTTCATCGCTGCAGACATTTATACACCTTTGTAATAAATAGATTTTTGTGTTAACTATTTATACAGATTGTATGAAGTATCATCAAGGTAGGTTTAAACCAAAGTTTCCTGAGAAGTATAAAGGCGATCCAACCAATATTATATATCGCAGTTCTTGGGAACTAAATGTGTGTTCATACTTTGATAAGAATCCAGACATAATATGGTGGGGCAGTGAAGAGTTTGCCATACCCTATCGATCTCCTATCGACGGCAAAAAACATCGATATTTTCCAGACTTCATTGTTAAGACTAGCAAAGGTGAGATAGTTGTATTTGAAGTAAAACCTGCAGCACAGTCTCGTCCTCCAGAGAAAAAGAGTCGTGTCACAAAGAAATACATTAACGAGGTGACCACTTGGGGAGTTAATCAAGCAAAGTGGGAAGCAGCGGTTCGTTATTGTAAAGATAGAAACTGGAAATTTCAGGTGTTAACTGAAGAACAATTATTCGGCAAGAAGACTAAATAGTATCATGGCAACCTTATTCGACGACATATTAACAAGAGGACTTCGTGCTGGTCAAACACCTGCTCGAAGCCAAGAAGCACGCGATTGGTTTAGAAGAGCTGCTAAACGAACGGCAGGTGCAAATCCTGATAAGATATTATCGAATGCTGATGATAAAGATTTAAGAGCATCTCCAACGGTAGGTAAAATGTATCATTTTTTCTATGACCCTAAAGGCAAGAAAACACTACCATACTATGACAGGTTTCCTTTGATTTTTATGGTTGGACCAGCATCAGGTGGTTTCTATGGTATAAACTTACATTATCTACCACCAGTATTACGAGCAAAGTTGATGGATAATCTTTATGGTATTGTATCAAATAAAAAATACGACAGAACAACAAAACTTAGACTATCATATGAAACATTACAAGGTGCTTCAAAGTTTAGATTGTTTAAACCGACATTCAAACATTACCTTGCTTCAAATGTTAGATCTAGATTTTATAACGTGCCAGCAACCGAATGGGATATAGCACTAATGCTACCAACGCAAAGATTTGAAAAGGCAAGCACACAAAGAGTTTATAGAGACTCAAGAAGGGCAATCTAATGGCATTCAACATAAGAAAAATGATTAGTGATGGACTTAAAAGTGGAGTTGCTAAGACTTCACACTTTGAGGTTTTGATTAGTCCACCATCTGCATTTAATTTAGATCCAGAGGAAATAAGAAATCTAACATATAGAGCAGATAGTGTTGAAATTCCTGGTCGAACAGCAATGACAATAGATCAAAGATTCTCCATGAATGGTCCAGTTAATAAAGTTCCTTATGCTGCAGTGCATTCAGATGTAACGATTACATTTTTATTAAGTGCAAATATGGGTGAAAAGATATTTTTTGAAAAGTGGATGCAAAGTATGATAGATACAACTCCACAAGGATTTGGTGGATCGTTCAATGTAAAATATTTTGATAATTATAAATCAAATGTTTATATAAGGCAGTTTGATGACACAGGAAAATTAAGAACTACAATAGAACTTGTTGATTCATATCCTATTATTATGAATGGTGTACAAATGGGTTGGGGTGACGACAGTCTCGCTAAACTTTCATTGCAGTTTGCGCATCGTTATTATAATATAACAACACACGAAGAAGAAAATGAAGAAAATGAAGAAATCGTTGTTGATCCACGCGATCCAAATAAACCTATACTGATTGGAATAGACCAAAGAGAAGCATCAACCCTTAGCCCATCAACTAGAGTGTTTACAGGATTAGCATCTGGACAATAAAAAAATAATTTAATTATGGAGATTGAGAATGTTACCTACATTATCTGTACCTGAGTTTAAGACTAAATTACCATCTACAAATAAAAATATAAAATATAGACCGTTTTTAGTAAAAGAAGAAAAGATACTTTTAATTGCATTAGAAGATGGAGAAAAAGAAACAATCATCGGTGCGGTTAAAGATTTATTAAAAAATTGTATATTGACTAAAGGTATTGACGTAGACAAACTATCAACATTTGATGTCGAATGGTTGTTTATGCAAATAAGATCGAAGTCGGTGGGTGAGCAAATAGAAATGATTCTCAGTCACAATAGTGATAATGAATGCAAAGCAAAAACAAAATATGTATTCGACATTGAAGATTTATCGATTACTGGTAGCGTGAGTGATGGTAAGATTGAATTGGGTGATAGCATCGGAATCAAACTAACATATCCGACTTATAGCGATGAGAAGATAAT